TTGGCGACATCGTGTGCGGTGACGTGATCCACGCCGTGCAAGTAGGCGTCCCACAGGCGGGCAATATTCTCGTGGTTCTCTTTCGAAGGACCATGGGCCGTGGCGCGGTCTGTGCTGACCAGTTTGAACGCTTCGGTGAGAACTTGATGTGCCATCAAACGCTCCAGCCTCGTTGCGAATCTTCGGCCATCTTGAGGATTAAGTTCTCTTTTGCGCGGGTGACACCAACATACAAAACGCGATAGGCGTCATCCGGGTTGCGCTCCATCTCCGTGATCGCNTTGCCCGAGAGGTCCAAGAATAGAAGTACGTTGTCNGCCTCGCCGCCTTTTGCACCGTGAATGGTGGACAGTCGGATCTTTGGCTTCTTGAAGATGTCGACGCCCCGGTTGAGAAGCGCCGCCGCATAGGCGCGGTCCTCATCTTGAACGCGGTCAAGCGCGAGATCCCANGGCACGTCGAGAACGCGGAGNCCNAANTGCTTTCGCAGCGTTTCAAGGGTGAAAAGGTCCTGTTCCTCGGCCCGGTCGAGCAGCTTTTTTGCACCGCGCTCGACGCCGGTCTCGTNGGTCGAGATGTGGCCGTAGAGATTTTGGGCATCTTTTAAGGAGATCTCGTTGAGGGGGTTGTCCTGGAGATGTGTCCAGCTTCCGATTGCGGAGCGCACCCGCTTACTCAGCGAGGGATTGTTGAACCTTTCAAAGAAGTGTCCGCTCGAACGCATGGAAGAGGCAAGCTCGTTGAGCATGTAGTTGGCTTGCGCAAGGACGAGCCATTCCTTGTTATTAAAGTCGATGCCATGGGGATCGTAGATGCGCGTAACGCTTCCTTCCTCGGTGCGTGGTGACCACTCCTTTTGCTGTCTCTTTCTTATGCGGGACACCACGGACGTGGCGACACGGTGAACGCTGCGTGGCACTCGGTAGGACTGCGACAAGACCTCGGATGCGCCGGGGAGGAGAACGAATTTATCGACATCGGCTCCGCTCCAGCGGTAGATCCCCTGGTCATCATCTCCAGCCACGAACATCTGATCGCTCCGCTCGGACAAAAGTTCTGCTAGTTGCCATTGAAGAGGCGTTAAATCCTGCGCTTCATCCAGAAAGACAGTTCGCAGGTACGGGATGTACCCCGGATGGGCCACCAAGTCCACCATCATGTCGGTGAAGTCCTTGAGTCCATTCAGCTTTTTGAATCGGTCGTATTCATCAAACAAGTGCTCGAACTCATAAAAGGGAATATCGAGGTCTACGAGATTATAGGCGTGCCGTGGTCCCTGGAGCGTGTTCCGCGCCAAATCGATGGCTCTCATTACCGGATGGTTCGATCTCATCACGGCAAAGCCCTCTTCTTCGACGCGCTCAAGCCCCGCCGCCGAAAGATCGACGCCGACTTTATGTGAAAACATCTTGAGATGTTTGTCGGTCAGCACCGAGGCGCTGGTCATGCCCAACAAAAGAAAAGCGAGGCTGTGCAACGTGCGGAAGTAGACGAAGTCTTCTTCGGCATCGAGGTTGAAGCGGGCGACGGCGCGGTCTCGTGCCTCGTGCGCTGCCTTTCGGGTGAACGAGAAGTAGCCGATGTTGGTGGGCGACATGCCGCCAGCGAGCAGCTCGTCTACTTTGTTGAGCAGCGTGGTGGTCTTGCCGGTTCCTGGGGGTCCGAAATATCGAAACATTTATAGCACCACATTCTTTCGCTTCATATGGACATCGATTTCATAGCCCAGCGCATCGAGGATTTTCTCGATCTTCTGCACCGAAAGCTGATGCGGCGTTTCGAGGTTTTCGTATTCACTCAATGTGCGCTGAGACATTTTTGCGCGGATCGCGAGCTTCCTTTGGCTGATACCGCGCTCCTTGCGCAATTCACGAAGTAGCTGGGGCCAGTTGGTTAAAATGGTACGTCCTCCTCGTCAAATCGTGTGCCAAATTCCTCTTCGATTTGGGCAAACGACGGGATCGACCAGCAGCGCACCGTGCGGCCTTTGATCCTGAATTGTTCGGCGTGTCCTCCAATATCGCGAAGGCGCTGAGCGATCTTGTTCGACCGGTAGTCGAAGAATTTATTGCGCTTGAGGAACGCTTCGAAATCCTTGAGCCGGAAATAGGTGCGGCCATCGTCTTCGTTGGTCCAGGGGCGGCGAAGCAGGATCTCTTCCTTGTCGAGCGCGGCCTGCCTGTGCGTGGTGAATTCTTCCAGGAAGTCGTAGAACTGGCCTCTAAGGCTTGTGTCTTCCGGCGTCGAGATGATCGCGCCTTCTGTCTGGAGCATCTGCGAGAGGAGGTTGTTGATCTGAGCTTCCCAGGCAGCGCGGGTCACCGTCCGGGGCATGAAATTGATCTGATCCATGCAAAGAACCTGGAAGCGAGGCTGTTTCTGCAAACCCTCGGTGTCGAGTTCCACCGGGCTTCCGTTCACGTCGAGAAACCAGAGCGGCGGTTCCGAATCCATCTTGCGCAGGTTGGCAACGGACGGCGTATTAGCTCCTCCACCGACACCGTGTTTGCGGGAGCGGCATAAATCTTTGTTGCAGAAGTTAATGAGGGGATGGTCGGCGCATTTATACTGATAATCTTTCTTCTTGATTTGCTCGGCGACGGTGTTGACTTCCTTGAGATCCAACGGCGGGACCATGACTTTTTGGTTGTACTCTAGAATACGCGTCTCCCAATCGTCGGGATGGGCTTTGCGCAAATAAACGCCCAAGTTAAAGAGACCGCTGTTTCGCGTACCTTCCGGAAAGCCCTGCCGCAAAAGAGCCTGCAAACATGGCGGACCATCCGGTAGATTTTCATCCATTTGGGTAGCGGGCTGGGAAAGCAGCGCGTCGAGGCCCTCCTCATCGACAGCGGCGGCTTCGGCCATATCGAGGAATTCTTCCAGCGTGGCGGCGGTGCCGTCCTCCTTGACGGCATAGCGCAGGCCACCTTCGGAATCAAAATAGGGGAGGTTGAGAAAATTGCCGGTGTCGCCGCGCTCTACGAGAAGCTTGATCTGTTTTGGAAAGATCTCGGTGCTTGCGGCGTAGCCAATCTCGCTGGCGAGTTCCTTGAGTTTATGTTGCAGCTTTTCGGCGTCAACGGCTTCGGAGAGGAATAAGAAGAGGTGCCCACCGCCCGATTTGCTGCGGCAGACAACGAGAGGGAACTGAAGCTTGTTGACGCGCTGGACAATTTCCTGATGGTCGAGGGGATACATGTCCACGTCTATTGCGCCCCAGAGGCAGACGTTTTCCTCATTGATCGGCACGACGCCGATGCTCACGTCGCCCTTCAGGTGCGACTCGAAAACGGCCCTGGTCCGTGGTTCGCGNANNATNTTNTANATGCCCTGTTGCTTTCCGCTGGCATCTTTTTTGGTCAGGTCGACGGCCCCGTAGGCGCGGTCGAGACCCCGGAAAACCTTGGCAAATCTGTCGATAATATCCATGGTGAAAAAAGGGGGAGGAGAAACCCTCCCCCCCTACTCATGCAGCTTAAAAGGGCACGTCGTCTTCGGAGATTTTGTCCGTTTCCTGGACATGCTGGACTTTTACCGTCCCCGCCATGATCGACTGGGCGAAGTGCTTGGCCTCGGCGTAGATACCAGGGTCCTCGATCTGGGAATCCTTTGAGATCTGCCAACCATGCCAAGAGCCGTTCTTGTTCTCCTCACTTACGGACTCAAGATGCCAGACGTGGCTGAACCGGGCAGGCGTAAACAGGTTGCCGCTACCGTCCTTCATTTTCATGGACTTCATCGCTGAATTCCATTGCTTCGACTTCTTGAGTTGGGTTGCCTTCATGGGCAGCAACGCTTGGCTTGTGATCCCATCCTCATCGATGATGAGAATATAATGCTGGGCAGTACGCTCCAGATAGCGACCGGAGCCATCAGCGACGTAATCCTTGTTGTCGTCGCCGCGCTCGGTTTTCGGAAGCGTGTCTCCCGCCGAATAGATGGCGTGGGGTGCGCCGCTCCCGGTGCCGCGAGGCTCCCATTCAATGTGCTGAAGCGTGTAGGCGCAGTTTACCACACGAACGCCGTCGCTGCCTTTGATCACTTCTTTAGTGACCGTATTGTAGAGGTCACCGGCCCGCGCCCCTTCGATGTCGTCCAATTCGGGAGACATCTTTTGCAGAACCTTCAAAAACGGAATGGCGAGGTCTTCGGAACCCAGCTCATCCACTCCAATGCCCGCGTCTTCTGCGAACATATCAGTTTTCATCACGGCAACTTTCTTGCCATTGCCGTTTTTTCTCTTCGCGGCTGCTTTAGCCATCACTTAATCCTCCTCTTGATTGTCGCTCGTGTTGAAATGAAGGCTCCAAAAAGATCGAGTGGCACCGCGTCACCAGTTTCCACCCGTTCCCTGAGCCACGCCTTCAGGGTCATCGGCTCGACTTTTTCGAGTTGGCTTGGAACGAAGCCTTTTGAACCACAAAGGTTTACAAACTCTTTGGCCGTCTCGTCTTCGCCACGGCCAAACGTCACCGTGACGTTGTTTTTGACAAGGTCACCGAAGTCGTGATCACGCAACCACTGGAACGCTTCTTCCTTCCTGTCTTTTGGGATCGAAGCGGCGTAGATGGGTTTGATCGAGATTTCGGAACCATCCACTAGCGTGAATTTCTGAAGCCCCATTTCCTCCAGGGCTTCGGGAAGGCGTTGGTCCGTGATCTCGTACAAGGCTTTCTTGTGCGTCTTCAACCGCTGCTCGGCGTCGAAGATTTTCTCCTCAAGAGCAGCGGCTTCGTTGGCAAGACGCGCTACGCCATCCAGGTCGCCTTTCTTGAGTTGATCGATTTTGTCTGCGGCAACTCCGGAATCGGATGCCATTTCTGCTAGTAAGTCGTTCATAACTAATGCCTTTTCACGTTTCGTTCATCGATGGTTGACACAACCACCGCTTACGTATATATGTGAGAAGCCAGGGCAATGCAAGAAAAATCTTCCATGAAGTATATTTATTTTACAGAGCCGTATCGACATCAACACGAAGCGTTCCTGGCGAGTTGCCAAACCTCCGTTTATGCACTTCTGATGGATATGGGGACGGGCAAGACCAAGGTCGTCATCGACACGATGGCTTTTAATTTTGAGGAAGGCCGGATCAACTTTATTCTGGTAAGCGCCCCCAAAGGCGTTATCGCAAACTGGATCGCCGAGATCGAGAAGCATTTGGCTGACCGCATTCCCAGAAAAATAGTCTTGTGGAAGCCGAGCCTGACGAAGGCAAAGCGCAAGGAGTTGATGGAGCTTTACGAAGATTCCAGTGAACTCAAAATACTGCTGATGAACGTCGAGGCGTTCTCGACCAAGAAGGGCGTCGATGTCGCGGAGTTTTTCGTCAAGAAATTCAAGACTTTAATGATTGTAGACGAGTCCACCACTATAAAGAACAGAAAGGCCAAGCGCACCAAGGCAATCTGTGCCGTGGGCCGTGGCGCAGTGATGCGGCGCATTCTAACAGGGTCGCCCGTCACCAAGAGCCCAATGGATTTGTACAGCCAGATGGAATTCCTCGACCCCGGCATTCTCGGCTTCCGGAGCTTTTACGCCTTCCAGGGCAGATACGCCATCGTCCAGCGCCGCACTCTTGGAAGCCACTCTTTCGACCACGTCGTCGGGTTCCGCAGGCTGGACGAGCTAACGGAAAAGCTTCAGGCGCATTCCTTCCGCGTTCGGAAGGAAGATTGCCTGGATCTTCCTGCCAAAGTCTACATGTCGAGAAGTGTTGAACTGACGAAAGAGCAATCGCAAGCCTATGTGCAAATGAAGCATCTGGCGCTGGCGCGTCTCGACAATGGTGAAATGGCAACCACAAAGAACGTCCTGACGCAGATCATGCGGCTTCAGCAAATTTGCTTGGGACATTTGACTGATGACGATGGCGTCGTCAACGACCTCCCTTCCAACAGGCTCAACGAGCTTTTGAACATCTGCGACGAGATACAGGGCAGAGCGATCATATGGGCGACATGGACGCGCGACATTCGCTCGATTGCCGAGGCCCTGCGCGACCGCTTTAGCGTACAGGCGGTTGCAACGCTCCACGGGGAAACACCGGATTCCGAGCGCCAACAGATCGTGGAAACTTTCCAGGATCGGCATTCGGACCTCCGTTTCCTCGTGGGGCACCCCAGAACAGGAGGTTTTGGCCTGACACTTACCGCAGCCAACACGGTGATTTACTATTCCAACAGCTACGACCTTGAACTGCGCGTTCAGAGCGAGGACCGTGCTCACCGCATTGGACAGGAGAACAAGGTCACCTACGTGGACTTGCTGTCTCCGGATACGATAGACGAGAAGATCGTCGGGGCGCTACGTTCGAAGATCCGAATTGCCGATCAGATTTTAGGTGAAAACGTGAGGGAGTGGCTAAAATGAAGCACGAATCTATGTTGCAGGCATACCGCATACTGGTTCCATACTATTTTGCAGAGGACGATGACGACACCTTCTTGTTAACTGCTTTTAATCGTGACTATGAGGAAATACCGAGGGCAAGGATTCGTTTCAAACGGAACCCCTCTACGTTTAAGGGCGTGTGGTTTGAAGATGAGTCTACTTACGGTGCCCCAGCCTTCTATATGTACAACGACAATCCTAAATCTCGGAAGGATTACTGGGAAAGGCTCGGGAAACTCTATTCACACAGACATGTTGTCGTTGGCGGTCATTCGCCGGATGAATTTAGAACGTTTCATGGGGATACATTCTTGAGATAAAGCAGGGACCATATTTAAACTAGATCGCTCCACGTCTTACCGTCGAAGATGCGGGCGCTTTCGCGGTTCTCACCCTCGATGACGTAGCTGCAGTGGACCCAGCCGCTCGACGGGTCGCCTTCCTTGTAGAACTCCAAAATCAACTGGTCGAACTTGCAGTTCTCCTTGACCCAGAGGGCGACCTCCCTGTTGGAGATCCCCGGCACTTCAAAATCGACGGCCTCTCCGGTGGTATGTTGGGACCGGTCGGAGGAGCCTATGGCGCGGTTTAACTCCAGACAGCGAAAGCCGGAATTGGGGATGAACGGGATGCCGTAGTGTTCCCGGACGGGTTCGAGGATCGTCTCGCACACCATGATCAGGTTTTCGACCGCCGTGTCGTCGGGTTCGTTGGCAATGCCGCGTCGTTCCGCCGTCGAGGATTTCGTCAGTTCCTGAAGCGAAAAGTGTTCCGAGAGTTTCATCCCACAAGCTGCTTCGGCTTACGTGGGACGGAGACGATGCCGCCTTTGTTGCCCCTGAAGAGAGGCATACCCAGATCCCTCATCTGGGCCATTCGTTGAGGATCAATCCGGCCTTGGGGCGCGGACGCTTGGGGAGTTTGTAGAAACGGATGCGGAGTTGGGGCAAGTGAAGAACCCGGAACGGCATTTCTGTTTATGGGAGTGGTCATGGGCCGTCTCGGCGGCAGCTGCCGTTCCTGATTGGGAGGTGCCGAGAGGGGTGCCGAGAGGGGTGCCGAGACGGGGGCTGCTTCAGGGGGAGCCCCGGTCAAATTGCTTATGGCGTCGGCGTGTCGCCCACGGTCTTCTTCCATCGCCTCGATATAGGCGCGAATTTTGTTGTCCCTGTAAATGTAAGGAGCGCCCTTCT